AGGAACTTCCTTTCCGTCTTTAATTTTAGTGCCTATTTGTTCGTACCCATCCCAACAAGGAGTTTTAAGATCAGTATGTTCTTGACAAGGCATATAGTAAGTTTTACCATCTTCTTCGTGTTCGTGATAACCCATACATCCCATTTCGTTAGCTTTGTTTTCTGCTTCCTCTATAGTTTCGTAAACTTCTTTTCCGTCTATTTTTTTTAAACTAAACTTTTGTCCTGTCTCTTCTTCTATTTGTTCTTGGTTAGTAGCATTAGATAAGTCGTTAAATTCTAAAGGTTGTAGCGTTTTAAAGTATAAATTAAGCACTATCTCGTTGTAGGCTAGTATATCATCAAAAGCGTTTAGTAATAGTTGCTGAAAAGGTCTAATAACTGTATTATCCATAAGCGTTGAAGCAGTAACGATTTCTTCTGCATTATTTCCGAATCCTGTCATATCCTTAATTCCAAATAAAATTGGACTAGTAACTCTGTGAGCTACCATTATTTTTCGCATAGACTCGTTAGATAAAAACTCATATTGCTGAGGAGCGTCACTTAATTGAACAGCCTCCATAGTAGCAGCAGAGTCTGCATTGTCATTAAAAGCTAGTATAAATCTACCTGCGTTTGATGTTCCCTGGTATTTTGCAGCTATCTTTTGTTCTATAATATTTCTTTCCTCTTCTGTCGGAGTTCCGTTGTTAAAGTTTAAAAGCATTGAAGGAGCTAATCCATTCATTATATTGTTTAAATGATAGTTAGCTATTTCCTCTTCTAGTTCTGCGTATTGTATTCCTCCTTGGTAATCTACAGGACTGTAATATTTAAATCCTGCTCTATAAGGTTTTATGTATAGTATTTCAATTTCACTTCTAGAAGTTCCAAATACAGGTATTCTTTCTAAAAAGTCTCCTTGTTGATACTCTTCCCAGTCATAAAAATAATAGTAAGCAGGTATTTCTCCTTCTTCGTTACATTTTTCTGCTCTTAAAGTTTCTATTGGTATGTGTTCTACTTGAGCTATTCTCGATCTGTCTTGAGTGTATATAATTTGCATAGCACATTGACCCATTAATTTTAAGTCACTTGCTAGTTTCATTTGCATATCCTCAGAAAGCATAGACTTCATTTGAGCATACTCTGCAGGTTTTCTATTTGAGTCTGTAGCGTCTAAATAGCGACCTACTATCATTTGAGAAATACCATTTATAAGAGCGTTATTTGTAGCAGACCCATTATACCTATCAATAAGAAATTGAAAATAGTTATTGTCTCCTCCGTATTGAACCCACTCTTGATTAGATACTTCTTTGACTTCAGGAGTAGTATAAGTGCTTAATTGTAAAAAATTAACTTTCATATTAGTATATTATATAATCATTATTTCCAGAAGTGTTTTCTATATATAATCCTTGGTTCATATCATAATAATTATTCGTTTCTTGGTCAATAGTTTGATCTGTACAAAATATTTTATCTCTAAAAATAACAGTTCCACTAGTGTTAGAAATTTTCAAATCATAAAACCTTCCTTCTTCTAGATTAAGATTTATTGTAATATACATCAAATCATTTGTTATTACAATTCCTGCTTCGTCTTCCCAGTCATAATTAGCTAACTGCCATTCTAGAGTATTTGTATTCCACTCGCTACCTGTTGTTAAAACACATATTTGCTCATTAGTACTTTCGTCTCTTATACAAATCTCTGCGTCAGTTACATACTCTCTAGGTATTACGCTAAATGTTTGTTCTGCAGTAGAAGTTGTTAAAACTATCATTTACTTGTTTAATAGTATAACGTAATAATTTCACATTTTGCATAATAAATATTAATAAAAAGAAAAAGGGCTATAAAAGCCCTAATCCTAATCTAAACACAGAAAAAAACTTTTTATGCAGGGTCTATAGAAGAACCTATAACTAAAGCACTAATAACAGCACTTGCACAGAAAAAAGCAGGTAATTGCTCTTGAGCTGTGAATGTTAAATTGAATCCAGTGAAATCTGCTAAAGCAGTTCCAGTTCCGATAGTTCCTGCAGATACATCTGCTCCATTGTAAGCTCCAACTAAAAAGTAATTAGAATTAAAGTCCTGAACAAATACGTGAGGATTTCCTTTAACTACGTCTTGCAACTCAGCTTGAGTATCTTTGTCTAATTTTTGTAATTGAATATTTACATTTTGGTCATAGTAAACTGTTCCATTTTCAGCACTTGCTGTAATAGTTTCCTCCATTCCTGAAGAACCAGGTTTTACTAAGTATTGGTAAGCTGCAGGAGTCTCACTAATAGTGGTAACTTCTGCTCCAGTAAGTGCCAAAGTACCTAGTGCTCCAAAGTCTACTAGTATAATACTTTTAATGCCACCTACCGACTTCAAACACGGAAGATTTCTTCCTGTCGATAATATTGAACAACTCATATTTATATATTTTTGTAAAAAAAAAGGGTAAGTAGGTTGTCCCCACCTACCCTAAATTTTTGGTTAATTTAATTATTAAGAATAAACTACAACGTCAGAAGAGATACCGTAATTTACAGAACCAGAAAATCTTGCGATAATTCTTGCGTTTTGTGAACCATCTAAGTCCCCCATATCTAGAAGTTTAACTTCATTCAAATTTCCTACTAGAGAAGTTCCAAAATAAATATTAGATTTCTCTGCAGCAAACATAGTGTTGTCTTCCATTCCTTGAGCAACAAACACTTTTACTCCGTCAAAAGATAGTGAACCGTTATTCCACCATTGAGTTCCCATAGAATTTGTACCTGCAGCACCTAGTCCGTTAGCTCCGAATCCACCTAAAGCTCTTACATAAGCTCTAGCTACATTTTGAGAAACGTATAAGTATAGGTCTTCTTTTCCATATAAAGCAGCAGGAATTTGATCTACAACTAGACCCATCTGAGCTATTACGTTTGCAGAATCAACTGCAGCAGAAGCAATTTTTTGAGCAGCAGGGATAGAAGCGTCAGCAGCAGCTAAAGTTACTAGACCGTCATATTCTCCTGGATTAGCGTTAACACCAGACCAGATAGTTTGCTCTGTTTTTTGAGCAATTTCTGCAGCAACGTGAGCTAAGATAAATCCTGCAAATGTCGGAGGCATATTTTTAAATCCACTGAAACCCATTTCTTGAGCTTCCCAGTCAGATAAAAAGTCTTGCTTACATAATTGTAAGTTTACTTGTAAGTTAGAAGGCTCTAGGATTCTCTCAGTTAAGTCAATAGTTGACGTAGGAGTAAAATCACAGGTTGCATCTACTACTAACGAATTAGTAGAAACTTTTTTGATTACTTCTTTGTAGTTAATATTCGGTTTTACAGTTATTCCACCATCTTCAATAGTACTTGCACTTAATAAAGCTGCAGCTATATATTCGTTTGCGAATACTCCTGCGTAAGTAGTAGTAATATTAGTTGTAGTAGCTAAATTTACATTTCTTTTCATTTTATTATTTATTTTTGATATTATTTAATTTAGACAGAACTCTATCCATAGTTGTTTGAGGTCTGTTTTGTCCAAACGCTAATCCGTCATTTTTTTGGTTAGACGGTGCGTGAGCTAGAGGTTTTCTAGCAGGAGTTTTTGACATTTTTTCTTTTACTTTGTCTACTTCTCCGTATTTCTTTTTTAACTCTTCAATTTCTTCTTTAACTTCCTCGATAATAGGACTTACTACTTCTACTACTGCAGCTATAATATCCCCTAATTCAGGAGCAACTTCTTCAGGAACTTCAACGATTATTTCTTCTTCTAAGTCTTCTTTTACATCTTCTCTTTCATCTTTGATTCCGTCTTTGTATCCTTCTTCTTCTGCTTCAGGTACAGTTTCTAGTCTTACTTCGTCTATCATTCCGTCATCCTTTACACTTAACATACGACCATCTTCGATCATATATTCCCCTGCAGGAAGTGGAACTTTTTCGTCTTCGTCTGTTATGATAAAAACGCTTTCTCCTTTGTCATAGCTATCGGCAAATATTCTAGTACCGTTGTCTAAGACAAGTTCTTCTAGTTCAACGTTAACTCCTAGGAGCGTGTTGATCTTTTTTAACATTTCACTTGCTTTCATTATTTATTATTTATTTATTAATGTTTATTCTATACTATTAGCCTTATTTATCATATTAAGAATAGTACTTTCGTTCTCGTCTTGTTCTCTGTATTCCTCTTGCATATCTATAAAAATTCGATCTGCATAATTATATATTTCTGAATTGTTAGGGTCTATACCTAATTCGTCAGATAATTGTTGATATGAGTTTAGTTTTTCTTCTAGATTATCCATTTTAATTTTAAACTCTGAATAGTAATTATCAAAGCCTTCAAACTTTTCGTAGAACTCGTCAGCTAATCTTTTAAAAGAAATATACTCGTCATAGAAGTTTATAGCCTCTCCGTATGCAGTTTGATACTTTTCTCTACTTACTAACTCAGCTTCACTTAAAGCACTATCTAAATCGTTTATAGCAGCTAGTTCTAATTTGTTTTCAGCTTTTAGAATAGCGAAGACTTGGTTGTCTTCAGAATATAACTTATTTAGTATGTTTTTAAATGCGTTCATATTATGACCAGTCTCTAAATTCTTGTTCGTTCATT